CTTAGACAGCATCCTACCGAAGCTCATAGCGTGCGCTGAGTGCCACGGAGAGGGCACCGTGGAGCAGGGGTTCGCATACCCGCACAACGCAGGCCGAGACATCGGCGAAATCATCATGGAGACCGTTCCATGCCCCGAGTGCGGCGGCATGGGCGAGATCCCGCCATTCGAAGAGGAGGAAGACGAATGAAATACGATCCAGAGGCGCTCACACGCCACGTTCTTGACTGCGCACAGCAGGGCATGTCGCAAGCCGACGTTGCCGAGCTTCTACATGTGTCGCGCTCAACGATACACCGCATATGCACCACAATGAATATCACCTTGGAGAGGAAGAAACGTGAATACGGACCAAACTCAGATCATTATAAAAAGGCTAGAGCGGATCAACAGCATAATGCTGACGGAGGCGAAGACGGCGATGCGGCCAAACTTGAAGCAGCGGCTGGAAGAGCAGCAAGCGTTGCTCGACGTGTTAAAGCGCGAGATCAAAAGGACGCAGCCGAGCGATTGAGGCTCAAGCTGGAGGGTGTGACGGATAAGCACGAGCGCTACGAGATCACATACGCGCACTGCATCTGGGAGTTCGAGCAGATGCATTACCGCAAAGGCAAGCGCGACCCGCTGCCGGCTGGGCCGCGCAGGCCGACCACAATGGCACCATCTATGATTAAGGCGGCTGAGGCCAGTAAACAGCACAGCATCGAACAGGGCAAGCGCCTGTTTGCTTTGATCCCGTATGACCAGCGCGTTACAGCTGCAGAGGCCGCAGAGTTGCTGGGAGACAGCGTGCCACGCACGTCAAGCTATCTCAAAAAAATGTGGGAGGCGGACAAGGTTTACCGCGTGCGAGATTTTGTTGAAGTGCCGGGCTATACCAAGCGGCAATGGCGCTGGGTCTTTAGCAAGCAACCCATTCAGCCGTTGAATAACTGCTTTGAGGATGATGATTGATGAGAACGCGCTCTAGGCAATTGGAGGTGGTCAGAGTGGCGTTGGCCAAGGCATATGTGGATAATTACAAAATGAACAAGGGCTGTAGTCGTTGTGGATTTAATGAGCATCCAGTTGCACTTGAATTTAACCACATTGATCCGTCCCAAAAAGTCAAAACTGTGTCTCAGCTTGTTAAAAAGGGGGTAATAGAGAACATAAAGGCTGAGATCGAAAGGTGTCATATTTTATGTTCAAATTGTCACCGAATCCACACCTACGCTAATAAGCATCACATGAAATTATCGGAGAGTTTAGATGGATGACAAAGAGCTTGAGCGCATGATAAACGCGGCGGGTCTGATCGGAGCCATCTTTGGCTTCATCAGCGGCGCTGGCTTGATGGCGCTGGTGGGTATTATATTCTAGTAATCGTGTGGGTGGCCGTGAATGTTGGCACATTTAGCAGCGTCGAAACCAAAAAACAGTTGCGATGAAAAGCCACCCACTCAGACTTTCTAATCAAAGGCGCGCCCGGCAACAAGTGGCTATTTGAAGCTGTCGAATGTTTTTTGCATTGAATTCTCTTCGTTTAGGAATTCTTTACTTGAGATATATGTTGTCACGGATGTTAGCTCATCTCCACGGCGGAATATCACAGCGCCTAAATCAATGGATACAAACGCAAACACGTCTGATACATCGACGTTCTTTTTGGGCGTGTGGAATGCGTAACTGTTGGTGGTCTTGTGTGTCTTGCTGGCCGTCTTCACTTGCAGCGTGAGCGTCTGTGTATCCGTCTGTATATACGCATCGTGATCTTTGATCTGGCACAGCGTGCAAGAGTAACCAGCGAGCGACAAGTAGGCGAGAGCTAAATGCTCTCCGGCCCTACCCACCGATGCGCTGGCCTTCTGGTCTTGTCTGGCCACTTAGCTAACCTGACTAAGCTAAACCATCAGCTCGAAGTGAGGTCCGTCAATGAACGGCCGACGCCCTTGTGACCGACGCAAATCAATGTATTCGTTCATGGCCTCTTCCATTGTGCCTTTATACTGGCCAATGCTGTCGATGTGCCATGCAGCACCCCAGCGCACTTTGCAGCCTGCAGCGTTGGCACCCTCGGCCATTGCGTCGGCCAGGTCATCATATAGGTTAAGCTCCCATGAGCCGCGTCCGCCAATGTAGGCCATCAAGTCAACGGCAAGGCCATCGAGGTGCTTGGATTTCATTGTCTGTGACGCGCCCTTGGCGACCAGAGCCTTCTGCATCTCAATCGTCCGAAGCCCTTGGATAACGCCGAAGTCGGTCTTGGTTGCCGTGATTGCATGTTTAACCACTGCCACCAATCTCTCATCGACACCCTCCATGCGGTCCAAACTGCGTTGTGATAGTTTATAAGTCATTTTTTAACGCCCATCTTCTTGCACATGCCGGCGGCGCGGCAGGCGGATTTTGTCTTGCAGGATGGGCACGGCTTAAAGCCAGATGATTTTTTACCGTATTTCATGTTATGACCTCTTCGATTTGGTGCCGGAACATTTCCAGCGTTTGCGTGATAGATTGAGCGGGCTGTTAGGATCTTTTGCCGCCTTCGGAAACTTCTTCTTCTGCGCAGCAGAACGTGCGCAATACGCGTCGCCCTTCGACGTGCCGGGCTTGACCCGTGGGCCGCCACCTTTTGCCTTACCCGCTTGACCGTAGCTGACCTTCTTGCCGGACGCCGTGACTTTGACGCGGGCTTTGCCTTTTGCTGGTGTCGCCATTACTTTTTCAACCCCTTCACTGTGCGGATGCCAAAGCTCGCCGCAATGCTTGCATACATCGCCCACTGAAACCACTGAGGCGCAGCGTCCAGATTAGCAAAACCCTGCGCCATGTAAGGCTGTATGCCCGGTATGAAGCTGCCAAGAACGATGGCTATGAATGCCACGGTCCACGCCTCATCTTTCCACGAATTGTTGCTGGCCTCGATAGCAGCCTGCTCCCAACTGATCTCGCCAGTGGCGATTTTCATCTTGGTCTCAGCTTCGGCTTTCTTCACGGCAGTCTTGCCGTCGATGTAGCTGGCAGCAAGGCCGCCGAGTGATCCTATGATTTGACCGATCATTTCGCCTGCTCCTTACCCATCCAGATGCCAAAGCAGCCTGTGAGCGCCCCCATACAGACGCTTACAAGCCCTGACTGGGCAACGCTTGGATCATCTAGGCTCATAAACCAATGGACCGCTTGATAGGTCAGCACAGTGACCGCCAGCATCATCAGTCGCGGCAGAACTTTCCAATTATCAAGTATCGTGTGTGCCATTACCATTTCTCCTGCTTTTTCCCGAGGTAATAAATACCCACGCCGAGAATACCAACGCCTGATACCACCACCAGAATGCCCAAAGTCCACTCGATAATCGCCTGCTTAATCTCCGCCTTACGATATAAAGTTTTCTGACGATCCTTACGCACTTGGGCTTCGATGCGCAGGAGTTCTTGCCAAGCCGACTGGCCGTAGCCAAACTGAATATATTGCTTAATATCTGCACGCAGAGCCTCCGCCTGTTTCTTCTTGGCAAAGATGTCTATCGCACTGGGTCCACTGCCGCCAAATAGCACGGCATACCAAGGCTGGTTCTCCGCCGACTTGTGCGCGAACTCTAAGTCTGAAATCGCGCCAGCAAATTTGGCCAGATCATTGGATATGCCGCCAATGTCTTTGCCGAGCTGGATGCCCTTCTTGATGGCGGATACGGCGGTCTGCGCTGCTGCGAATGCTGTAAATGGATCAATCATGCGTCTGCAAACCTCACTGGGCAAACGTAATGCGGCGGCACGCTATACTTGCGATCATACCACTGGCCCTTCGCTACCTTCTTCTGGCCGCACTCATAATAACACGACTTCACCAACACATTGCCTACGCCCTGCACCCATGCGTGTCCGAAACTCACAAGGACCAGCGCGCAGAGCATCACTTCCTCTCGATCAATCGGTCTATCTTGGCGTCCAAGCCGTCGAGCCGCGTCATCAGTCTATTCATTTGGTCGGAGCTGTCCGCCTTCGTGATGTATTCTTCGCGGGTGCGGTTAATCAGGATCTGTAAGCGCGTGATCTCGTTCGTCCACGATTTGACCCAGAAGCCAATGCCTGTGACAACAATTGATAGTAGTCCGCTCCACATAACGTCAGCTTCCATTGTGAACTCCACTTTATTCTGGCCATATTAACACGGCGACGACAGAAAAGAAATATCTCGGCAACACCTTGACCCCTGCTCCCGTTCTGTTAACACTGCACAAACAAATGGAGGAACCACTGTGAAACATGAGTTAAA